CTAGATCTCAGTAAAGGTGCGGCTGATGCAATCGGTCTCACTGGTTCTGGAGTTGGACAAGTCAAAGTAACTCGTCTTAACTAACTTCAATTATGACTGCTACACTTGCAGCACCACAGTCCCGAGTTAACCCTTGGGACTCTTTTTGTAACTGGGTCACTTCGACCAACAACCGTCTTTATCTCGGCTGGTTTGGAGTCTTGATGATTCCTTGTCTCCTTGCAGCCACCATTTGTTTTATCGTTGCATTTGTTGCAGCTCCTCCGGTTGACATTGATGGCATCCGAGAGCCTGTTGCAGGCAGTCTTCTTTATGGAAACAACATCATATCGGGAGCCGTCGTTCCGAGCAGCAATGCCATCGGACTACACTTCTACCCAATTTGGGAAGCTAGTTCACTTGATGAATGGCTCTACAACGGGGGACCGTTCCAACTTGTGGTCTTCCACTTCCTCATTGGCGTCTATGCTTACATGGGACGCGAGTGGGAACTTAGCTATCGACTAGGGATGCGCCCTTGGATTTGTGTCGCATACTCTGCTCCGGTTGCAGCGGCGTCCGCTGTTTTCCTCGTCTATCCTTTTGGTCAAGGTTCGTTCTCCGATGCTATGCCTCTGGGTATTTCGGGAACCTTTAACTACATGCTGGTATTCCAAGCCGAACATAACATTCTCATGCACCCATTTCATATGCTTGGGGTCGCTGGAGTATTCGGTGGGTCGCTATTCAGTGCTATGCACGGCTCGCTTGTTACGTCCTCGCTTGTGCGTGAGACTACTGAAACAGAGAGTCAGAACTATGGCTACAAGTTTGGTCAAGAAGAGGAGACGTATAACATCGTCGCTGCTCACGGGTACTTCGGGCGTCTCATTTTCCAATACGCAAGTTTTAATAATAGTAGGAGTCTTCACTTCTTCCTTGCTGCTTGGCCAGTGGTGGGTATTTGGTTCGCTGCTCTTGGCGTATCTACTATGGCGTTTAACCTGAATGGGTTTAACTTCAATCAATCCCTTCTCTCGTCTGAAGGACAAGTCATTAACACTTGGGCAGACATTCTGAACCGAGCTGGTCTCGGCTTTGAAGTAATGCACGAGCGTAATGCTCACAACTTCCCTCTTGATTTGGCTGCTGCTGATACCACTCCTGTGGCATTGGTAGCTCCTACTATTGGTTAAGTAACGTCGTCCGTTCATTCCTTCGGGAACGCATGACACCTACTCATGGAACGGGGGGTAGGTACTTCGGTCCTTTACAATGACTCAAGTCGAATTGGATGCCCGTGTACGGGAGCAGCAAGCTCATCAGAAAGAGCTGAAGCTGAAGTATCGCGGCGTTGCTTACACACCTAAAACTAAATAATTCAACGGAGCAGGGCACCTCAGAGTCGGACCCTGTTCCTATTGGCGTTGGCCCTTACGAGGACAACCTTCGCCGTCTAGACGGACTGGAGAGACAGTCAAAAATAACTCAAAAAATTTTCCAAACGTTTGGGAGCAAGTTCTTATTACTTAACTCCTTTTAAAAATGGCTTTTCAATCTTCTGTGAACCCCGCACAACTTACTGTTCCGGGTTCAGATAATTTCGGCGCTGATCGCCGTGCCCTATATCTCAAGCTGTTTAGCGGTGAGATGTTCAAGGGTTTCCAGAACAACACAATCGCTCGTGATCTGATCATGAAGCGTACCCTGAAGAACGGCAAATCCCTGCAGTTCATCTTCACGGGTCGTACTAAGTCTGAGTTCCACACTCCTGGCAACAGCATCCTGGGTGATAGCAACGGTGCACCTCCGGTGGCCGAGAAGACTATCACTTGTGATGACCTGCTGATTAGCTCTGCTTTTGTCTATGAGCTTGATGAAGTTCTTGCTCACTACGATTTGCGCTCGGAGATCTCACGTAAGATCGGCTATGCTTTGGCTGAAAAGTATGACCGCCTTGCTTTCCGTGCTATCACTCGTGGTGCACGTAAGGCTTCTCCTATCACCGCTACCAACTATGTTGAGCCCGGTGGTACTCAGATTCGTGTAGGTTCTACTGCTAACGATTCTGATGCTTATGTGGCTGCTAACCTGGTAGCTGCATTCTATGATGCTGCTGCTGCTCTTGATGAGAAGGGTGTGTCTAGCGATGGCCGTGTGGCTGTGCTTAACCCCCGTCAATACTATGAGCTGATTCAAGCTGTGGGTTCCAACGGTCTTGTGAATCGTGACGTTCAAGGTACTGCTCTGCAGTCCGGTAACGGAATCATCGAGATTGCTGGTATCAAGATCTACAAGTCCATGAACATTCCGTTCCTGGGTAAGTATGGTACTGCTTACGGCGGCACCACTGGTGTGACTGCTCCTGGTAACACTGGTGACTTCGTGGCTGAAGCTCTGGAGAATGCTTCTGATGCTTCTACTGGTATCAACAACGATTACGGTACTGCTGCTGAAGTGGGTGCCAAGTCCTGCGGTCTTATCTTCCAAAAGGAAGCCGCTGGTATGGTGGAAGCTATTGGTCCTCAGGTGCAAGTCACCAGCGGCGATGTGTCTGTCATCTATCAAGGTGATGTGATGCTGGGTCGTCTGGCTTGTGGTTGTGACTATCTGAACCCTGCAGCTTCTGTTGAGCTGTACGTGGGTGCTACTGCTCCTTCTACTTTCTGATCACTTCTATGTGTCTATTGGGGGTCTCTTCGGAGGCTCCCTTTTTTTTAATTCTTTTATTGAGAACAATTCTCATTATCAACTATGCCTTACCCTACTACTGGCTCGGACACTGAGCTACAAGCTGTTAATCAGATCCTGGCGTCAGTTGGTCAGGCTCCTGTCACTACTTTAACGACTGAACAAACTCTTGTCCTTAGAGAAGTTGATCGTTTTACTGGTTCTATTTCTGGTACTACACTTACTACAACTACTGCTAACATCCCAGTTGGTACGTATCTTGGTGGTGTAGATCTTGTTGATGGTACATCTATTGCTACTGAAGGTGTAGAAGTAACACCTGCTACTGATCCAGTAACTTATGAGTACACTGTAAACATTTCACAAACTTTACCTGAAAGTACTCTTACCCGTTCAACTGTTGCAAGTCAAGTTGAAACTCAAACCAACCCGGACGTTGCGATTGCACTCAACACCCTACGTGAAGTATCACGTGAAGTACAGGCAGAGGGGTGGACATTCAATAAAGAATTTAATTTCCCATTAACACCTAACAGTAATAACGAAATACTTATTCCTAACAATGCACTTCAAGTTGATTTAAATCAAGAAGCTGTTATTAATATGAATAGGGATGCTGTAAATCGTGGTGGTAAACTTTATGATCGTACAGCACATTCATATATTTGGGAAGACGAAACAGTTTATGTAGATATTACTTGGTACTTGGATTGGGAGAATGTCCCTACACCTATCCAAGCTTTTATTACAGCACGTGCTGCATCTATTGTATCCAGTCGTATTATTGGAGACGGTAATCAATACCAAATGCTACAACAAAAGGAAGCATTTGCTAGGTCTATGGCACTTGAGTATGAGTGCAATCAAGGTGACTATACTTTCTTTGGACACCCCCAAGGTGAGAACTACTACAGAAGCTATCAACCTTATCATACACTGTATCGCTAATGCCTGCTGTAACACAACTAACACCAAACTTTCTTGGTGGTGTCTCTCAACAAAATGATGACAAGAAACTAAACGGTCAACTTACTGAGTGTATTAACGGTTATCCTGATCCTACCTACGGTCTTCTTAAAAGAACTGGGATGAGGTTTACCAATACACTAAAGAAAGCTGACGGTAGTACATTTACTAAAACTGAACTAGAAGGTGCTGCTTGGTTCTTTATTGAACGAGATGCTGCTGGGTCTTACATTGGTGCTATTAAAGGTAGCAACGTTTATGTATGGACTGCTGCTAATGGTACCTGGTGTACAGTAACTAACACTGGTTCTAGTTACCTCACTGGTACTAGTCAGAATGATTACCACTTCCGTAGTGTACAAGATACCACAGTCATCACTAATAAAAAGGTAGTGACTGCTATGCAAGCTCCAGGTACTTTTGTACCCAACACTGTAGCTACTGTAGTGTTGACTAACTTGGTATCTACATTTGAATACACTGTTACTATTCAAGGTATAGCGTTCTCTGTAGAAGCACAGAACAACAGCACGTTTGATGATATGCTGTTGTTTGATGCTGGTCATATCAACACTAGCCACGATCTAGTTGATGCCATTAGGGCTGGTATTCTAGCCCAACAAGCTGCTGCTAATCCTGACTTTGCAGGTGTGTGGTATCTTGAAGGGTATACAAACAGCCTTGTTATCAAGCGTTCAACTGGTACTAATGCTGTTGTCACTGATTACTCTGCTGTAACTGGTACACCTACTAGCTTTACTATTGAAGCAAAAGGTGGTCTTAATAATGACTCCCTTTATGTCTTTGAAGATGAAGCACAGAACATCACCCGTCTACCTGTTGAATCATTCCATGATCATAACGTAAAGATCCTCAATAGTGCTGCTGCTGAGGATGACTACTACGTTAAGTTCGTAGCTTACAATGGTGTTAAAGGTAGGGGTTATTGGAAGGAGACAAGAGCACGTGATGCTTCAGCTGGTCTTAATGCTTCTACAATGCCT